TCATATTTAAAACCATTCCATAAATTTAATTGATAATCTTCAACTTTTCCAATTGGTTTAAATATAATTTCAGATATATCTTTTCTATCATCATCTTCAAGCCAAATATCAAAAGGATTGATTTTTTTCTTTTTACCTTCATCTTCAATATAAAAACAATCTTTTTTGAAATGAGTTCTTGCTATTGATTCTTTATTTCTCAACAAAGTCTTTTGTTTATTGTAATATAATATTGTTCCATCAACTTCATAATACATACAAATTTTATTCATTTCATTAATAAAAGAACCATCATTATTTTCATATAAATCTTTCCAATTGATTTTATCTTTTTTCTTTTCCATTTTTTTATGTTCTTCAGGATTATCTTCTTTCAACCAATGAAATATTGAAGCAATTGTTAAGCCATTTTCACGAGGTTTAAATGACATCCATTTATTCATACAAGCCATATCATCGTATTTTTCATTACATTGCTTACTGAATTCTTCCCATAGTCTCATTGTTTTATTATTCATATTATCACCATTATTAAATAATGCTATACCAACATTTAACCATAAACCATAATCTGTAGCACGTTTCTTATCTAATTTTAATAAAGCCATTTTTACTTTTTCAAAATCTTTATCGGTCATTTTATTTTCAGGAAGAACTTCTTCATCACTAGATGGAGGAGAAACAGCAGGTGATTCTTTAGGGCTTTCATCTTTAAAATCAGTAATTTTTTTATCAGGTTTATTTTTTTTAATTTTAATTGCTTTTTTAACAGAATTCATTTTATCAACATCAAAAAAATGATTAATATCATTCCAATCAAAAGTATAAATATTGGACATATTTCCATATGCCATTCTATCGGATTTTTCCCAAATATTATTTTTTTTAATTAAATCAATTTCAAAATTATCATCTTTATAAATCTTTTGTTGATTACTAAATTCAATCATTTCATTAATATAAATATAATAATGAAATCCTTTTTGTGTTTCAGTATATAAAGTTTTTTTTTTATCTAGGAAATCTTTTAATTCACAACCATGTAAATCTTTAGTATCAAAATCAATAACATATAATTTTGGAATATATTTTACATATAAGGATAATGTATTTCCTGAACCTTTGCTTTTTTGAATATCTTCTAATGATAAATTATTTTTTTCACCACTAAGATATTTTTTTTTACCATTTTCATAACTACACATAATCTTTCTATATAAATTGTGTCCATAAAGTGAATTTAGATTCTTGAATATAGATTCAATATTTGTAGTTTCCATATTATTATTGCTAGATAATAATTGATTCGTTGATTCGAGAAAATCATTTTTTTTCATTTTTATATATTATAAAAAGATTTTATTTTTAAGTAAATTTAAATTTAATTAAAAATAAAAAAAAATGATTTTTATCTATAATTATATAAAAAAATAATATATATATAATATATAAGATGGAATTTACTATAAAACATAAAGAAGTCCAATACACAGATTCTGAAATTCGTGAAGTTATTGATAAATATAATCTTAGTAAAAAAAAGATGAGAGAATATACTAAGAATAGATATCAGAACTATAAAAAAGATTTATATTCAGATGATCCTGAAAAAAAGGCTAAGGCTGAAGAATTCATTGGTAAGTTAAGAGAGAATGCCTTAAATCATTACAATAAAGAAGCTTATCAAAAAGATTATCAAGAAAATAAAACAGTGATAAGAGCAAGATATAAATATTATTATTATAAGAAAAATAATAAGATTGATACATTTATAAAATCAGATAAATTTGCTGATACTAGAGAAATATTATTAAAAGATGATTCTTCTAGAAGAACGGCTAAAGAGAAATATCCTGAATTATTTGAATCTAATGATGAATAAACCATAATTAAACCTTATTTCATGAAAATATTTTTCTTTTTTATTATAATTTTTATTATAATTTTTACAATTAGGATTTTTTTCCTTATATTTATCTCTTTGTAATTTTAATCTTTTATCAATAAAATGACTTTTTGTAGGGTCATTTTTATATTTATGATAATATTCACGTTGTAGTGCTTTAATTTTTTCTTTATTTTTTTGATAATAATTCATAATATTAATTATATTAATTATATTTATAAATGGTAGAAAAAGTGAAAATAACATATCAAGGAAAAACTAAAAACGTTCCTAAAACATATGTTGAAGGATTGAAAGGATATGATAGACGTAAGCAAATCAAAAGTATTTTTGAAGGAACATTTAGACCTAAAACAAGTTTCAAATCAAAAGAAAGTTCATGGACTAAAAAATTTAACGATAAATATGGTAAAGAACTTGATAAAATGAAAGGTGGTAGAAGTAAAAAAAATATTGCTAAAGTAACTGGTATACCTTTTAAAGCAATTGATGAAGTATTTAAGAAAGGTGAAGGAGCATATTATTCAGCAGGTTCAAGACCTAATCAAACCCCTCAGTCTTGGGCATATGCTAGAGTCTATTCTTATATTCTTGGTGGAAATGCTAGAAAAATAGATAAAGAAATAACTAAAAAATATAATGTAAAATTTCCAAAATGATATTTTTTGATAAAACTTTTTTCTAAAAAGTTTATATAATGAAAGTTGAAATTAAACCATCAACTCAAAAAAACAAAAAATTAATGGCTATATTTTATGATGATAATGGTAAAAAAATAAAAACAATACATTTTGGAGCAAAAGGAATGAGTGACTTCACCATTCATAAAGATAAAGAAAGAAAAGAACGTTATTTAGATAGACATCGTAAAAGAGAAAATTGGAATGCACCAATGACAGCAGGAGCATTATCACGTTGGATATTATGGAATAAACCAACATTACAAGGTTCAATTCGTGATTATAAGAAAAGATTTAAATTAAAATAAATATTATATAATTTATAATGGCTGATTTTCATACAAAAACATTTAATATTGATAATGTGGATTATATGACACCCAAATATGCTTGGGAAAATATAAAGCAATTTATACCTAAAGATAAAGTAATATGGGAATGTTTTTATGGTGATGGAAAAAGTGGAGAATATTTAAAGGAACTTGGTTTTAAAGTGATACACGAAAAAATAGATTTTTATGAAAATAATAAAGGTGATATATTAATATCTAATCCACCTTTTAAAGATTGTAAAAAAATAATACCAAGATTGAAAAAATTAGATAAACCTTTTATTATGCTTATGCCTTCAAGTAAAATAAATACATCTTATTTTAGAGATTCTTTTAAAGGAAATAATAATTTACAAATAATTATTCCTAAAAAAAGAATTCATTTTTTACAAGATGATAAAGTAAAAGGTAAATGTAATTTTGATTGTTTTTATTATTGTTATAAAATCAATCTTAAAGAGTCTATTACTTGGTTAAATTAATCAAGGATTTTCTTCATCAATTATATTCTCATCATCTTTTTTTGGAATAATATCAATTTTTGTTTCAAAATCAACTTTTGTTTTAACTTCTTTTTTATAAGGCTTTATTTCTCTTAAACCATTTACTATAACTGGTTTTCTAACATCAATATATTGACCATCAAATTTTTTATTAAACATTTGAATTACATCTAAATCAATTGTTGGAGAACTTTCCATTAAATTATCATATTCACTTCTCATTACTTTTAAAAAATCTCTACAAGGTTTTCTTTTTTTATCATCTAATGACAATTCAATTTCAATATTTCTACTTAATTTTGACCAAGCCAAAGCAGAAATACGATGCCCTTCATAAACTTCACTATATCTTAAAAATGATAATAGTGTTCCAAGAATACCACATAATAAATTTAATGAGCCTACACCTGCAGAAAATCCTTGTTTAAAACCATCAGGAACATAAGATTCAGTAGCAAAATTAGCAGTTCCTGTTAAAGTAGATAATATAATTATCGGAATTTGAAAATGATGATATTTCTTTTTATATTTTCTTTGACTAAAAGAATGTAAATATTGATAACATAGAGCAACTTCACCCCATTCAGAAAGTAAATCTTCTATTTCTTCAGACCATTCTTCAATGTCATCAGGAATCTCACGTGGTGTTTTTAAATCTAAAGACATTTATATTATTAATTAATAATTTTTGACATAACTTTTTTCTAAAAAGTTATTATAATGGAAAAGAAAAATATTGCTTCTTCAAATTATGAATTATTAAAAGAAATAAATTCAACACTTGAAAATATGAATAAAAGAATTAATTCATTACAACAAGAAGTAAAAACAATAAAGAAAGTAGTAACTGAAAAAGATATTTCTTATATAGAATTTGAAGAACCTGAAAAAAATGATAAATTAGAAATACTTGATAATAATCGTGGTTGGTTCTTTTAATGGATAAAATAAAATTCACCATTTTTACCAACTTCAATATTATTTAATTCTTCTAATTCTTCAGGTGTAAAAGGTTCTTCATCTGATTCATCATCTGAATGACATATGTCATATAAAAATTCTAGTTGTTCTATTAATTCAATAACATATAATTGAACATCATCAATATTGTTATTTGTATTAATATAAGCTTCAATAATATTCACCAAATCCATATAATAACTTTTTAGAAAATTTATTCTTCTTTTTTTTCCATTTTCTTTTTAGGCATTTTTTTAGCAGGTGGTTTTTCACTACCACCTTTTTTATAGGTCTTTTTAGCATCAGTCATAGCCTGTTTGTAAGAATATTTTGAATCTTTCTTACGTCCAGCATCATAAGTCTTTTTAACATGGTCAGTCCAAGCACTCATTATATTATATAATATAACATATATTTTTGTTAAAACTTTTTTCTAAAAAGTTTATTTATTTACCTACTTTTTTCATTGCTTTATCGTGAGCTTGTTTAAAAGTCATTCCATTCATCATATCTTTTCTCATCATATCCATATGTTTCTTAGAATGATGTTCAGAATGTTTATTTAATCTTTCTTCTTGTGATTTAGTTAATTTTTTGGTTGTTTTCTTTGATGTAGGTTTTTTCGTTGGAGGTTTTTTCGTTGATGAATACATTATTATATAATTATATCAATATTATTTTTGATTTCTATTTTGTAAAATTTGACTTAAAATATCTAAATCAGCCAAATTTCTATTTTTTTGAATTTTATAAATAACACTACTATCTTCATTCACATTAGCAAAAGAACCATCAGGGTCGTGAATACTATTTTTAATACTTGTTAATGTAATAGGCTTAGTAATCGTAAATTGAACAACATTACTATTGAAAAAGAAGAAATCACCACCACTGTATTGTTTATCCACGATTGCAGCCACATTAAAATTTTGACCTGATTCTTTACTTCCTATAAGACTATTATTATCAATTAAATTACTTTTCAATAAATAATATGGTCTTAACATTCTACGTGGTAAATTTTCTGCTACAACAGAAACACTTTTTTGAGTAACTGTAACAGGTGAAAAATAATTTTGTGCCTTGTGATTTATATCATTTTGAAATATTGCTTGTGGAACAACTATTTGTTGTGTAAACATTGTAGCCCCATAGACATTTTGAATATAAGTAGAAAAATCTTTACTTGATATTTCAGCATTTGTCGTAACTTTATTTAATTTTTGTATACTAATATTATCAAATCTATTACGAGCAAGGGTATTTTCAGATGTTAAAGGAGCATTTATTTGATTTTGAGTAAAACCAAGAACAGCCCATAAACCTTCATCACTATCAAAACCAAAGTCATCAATAAAAATACCACCATAAGAATCATATATTTGCCAAGGTTCTAAATTTAAATTAAATTGTGTAAATTTAAATGTAGTTCCTGGTTTGTGTATTTTTTTATCTTGATATGGAATAATATCAGGTGTAAAAGTATAATAATTATCAATTGGATTTAATTTATAAACTTCTGCCCCTGCAACATCTGCCCCTAAATCAGGCAAATCAGTAGTAGAACCTGCCAGAGAATTTTGTTGTTGTCTTAACATTGAATGAAGTTTACTTATTTTAAATTTATTTTGAATTGTATCATATTCAATTTTAGGGTCTACACTTCCAATATATACCTGATTGGCTATACCATTTAATTGTAAAATATCAAAAGTAGAAGAATCAACATCTTGATATCCTACTTGCCAAGTTCCATCTTTATTAATTAAATTATATCCAGCAAATGGCAGAATTGCTAATGTTGACCAAGCAGAAAAACTATAATCAAAACCACATAGTCTTCCTCTTCCTGTGGTGTCAAAATCTTTATCTCCAAGTATTGTATCACTAGCATTAAAAAAGAACTCAGGAATACCTCCTGCACCTTCAGGATAAAATTTAATATATCCAGTAGCAATATCTTTATCCATGCAACCATAACTTAATTTATTTCTATTTGGAAATTCAAAAAATGTATCTTTAAATTCTGATTTATATTCAAAAAATAATGGTGGTGCTTCAAATATAACCTGTGAAGCTGATTCTTTAACATTATCACCTCCTAAATATATTTCCCCTCCATTGCTAAGATATTTATCTGCTTCATGAATATTCATATGTAACCATCTACTTGTTTCATATTTAATTTTATCTTTATTATAATTTTTTGTAGAGAATTCATTTCTTGGATTTATATTATCCCATAATTCAGGATATAATTCAGTTGCCTTGAAAAAATCATTAAATAAATCACAATTAATAGCATTATATTCAATATCAATAACAAAAGGGGCAGTAGTTGAAGCAGATTTATTGATTGTATAATAATTTTGAGAACCAAAGTAAGGGGCACCACCTCCAGTAGGTAAATTTCTTCCAGCAGTTTGTATTTCAGGTCTTTTATATCCAACATATTGAAAACAACTTAAATAATCATAAGAAGCTCTTTCAATCTGCTCTGATTTATCTCCATCATAAAAAAGATTAGATGCCTGTTGAGTCATGAAACCTGTTGAACCTGCCGTAAAAGGTTTATAACAATTTGTTTCAATAGTTTTAATAGTAGTTTCTATTTTTTCGGGTGATACACCATAAAGTTGACTTTTAAATTCAGTTTCTTTTATAGGTCGTTTCAATTGATTGGTTAATTGTTCTGCTACATTATTAGCAGAATTAAAACCTTGTTTTACTTCTAAATCAACAATTTGTGAATATTCTTTATATTTCCAAAAAGCAGGATTTCTAGGTATTTCACCAAATGTATAAGGATCTAAATCCTGATCACCATAAATCATCCACATATTAGGAACATCATTTTCAACACCTTCAGGGTCTACATATGTAAAATCAGCATCTTTATTAAAAACAGTCGTATCACGAGCAAATATAGTAAATCTTGTATTATCTATTCTTTGTTTAAAAATAAATGTAGCTTTCCAATATTCTTTATAATCAGCACCTACTAAAATACGTTTAGGATAATATGGTAAACCATTTTCAACTTCATCATTCTGTGTAAAATTATTTGTAGAATCAGTACCAATATGACGACCAGCAAATCTTCTTGGAAGTTGAAGAGTGTTTTGACCCATTGTATTTAAATAGAAACCAATTTTAATACTTGCTTTATTATCAAATAATTCTCTTTTAATTTTTTCATCTCTAATAATAGTTCTTTTAAAACCATTCAATCTTCCTCCAACTTCCCCTTCTTCATATGGTAAAGTATTTGAAACATTACTAATTATAAATTCTTTAAATTTACCAAGTGAAGCACCTTTGAATTCTATTGTATCTCCCCCTGCCCCGTTTTCATTCACATAGCAACCGTGAACAGAAACAACATCTCCAACATCTAAATTAATTCCACTACCTAATTTATTTGTGAATAAAGCAGGATTTTCATTATTACCTGATTTAAATTCTTCTGAATGAAGTCTATTACATTCTAATAATTGTGTATCAACGTATTCAGACATTATATAAATATAATAAATATTTTTAAAAAAAGATTTTTTCAATAGAAAGAATATTAAACTTTTTGTTAAAACTTTTTTCTAAAAAGTTTATTTATACAAAATAGCATTCAGTGACTCCATCCTTAATTTGTACAGTTTTAAGGACACCAATCCAAGCACGAAGTGTTCCAGTTCCAGTAAAAGCAGGAGCATCTTCATATTTAGCAACAAGCTGAAGACCTACACTATTGACACGTTCACCCTTATTAAGATTAATAGCATTGTAGAAGAAGTTTTTTCTTAGTTCAAATGAAGGGTCATATTTTTCAAATGTAGCAAGTGCACCAATAGCCAAACCATCAGACTGATTTCCATATTCATCACGTGTAACATATGGTATAGCACCTTCAGCATTCATCAAGTTATGGAAATGTTTACCAAAGTTGACTTGGTCAAGAGGATAAACAAATTCATCATTATATTTAATATTACTTGTAAATGTTCCAGTCCCAGTAGGAGCAATAGCAACATATTTATTAAGAAGCTTACCATCAGATAAATCTGAAGCATTTCCATCATCCCCAAGCATCCATATTACGTGCTGAACCATTCTACCAGCACCACCAAGGTTACGTTGAATATCTTTTGCTTGGTCAACAGTAACTGCCGTCTTAGTTAATTGATAATCAACATAAGTAAAAGCAATATCCGAATGTGTTTCTCTGAGTGATTCCATAACTTCACCATCATAAACAATAATATCTTGTAATAATTTACATTCACTTTCTAAAATATTAAATTTTTTACCAAAATGGGTTTCATCTTTAGCACAAACAACTCTGAAAGGGTCTTGTTCAAATGTTAAATCAATGTGAATACTCTCTTTCATTAAATATAAAGGCATCTGATGGCCTGCACGGAAGAAAGGAAATAGGTCTCTCATATCAATCATAAAAGTTGGTTTCTTAGAAACTAACTGAAATAATTTAGCTTGAGTTTCCTGTACTGCTCCTGACAGAGAAGGATACTGCCCATATGATAAAGTGTAAGAATCTGCTTCACTATCCGAATTATCAGCACTAGTAGAATTAGAAGTCTTATAAGCAAATTCGTGATGCATACAACGTCCTGACATATAAACTTCACGTTCTTTATTATTTTGACTAGTAATAAAAATAGATTTCATACTTTGTAGGTGATTCCAGTCAGAGGTTTCACAAATTTTTTTACCACCTACAGACAGGGTTGCTGTCGATATCAGGGAATTTATACCAACATTTGGTGCAAACATGGCACGAGTTACAGAAGCATTCGTGTCAATACCTAGAACTAATTTACTAGAATGATTTAATATACCTTCCCCTTTTAAAGTAAAACGGCAACCAGTCTGTGAGAAAGTAACAGGTTCTAAAACTTCGGTGTAGGTCTCACCTGCTGTAGTAGTGCTTAAAGCACCAGTTTTTAGAATCTCAGGAATATTAGACATTTTATATAATAATAAAATATAAAATTTTAAAAAAAAAAAATAAATAAAAAGACATTTAATTAATTTAAACAATTACCTGTAAACCTTCTTTATTAAATACTAAAGTATTTTTATTTACAGCATAAATAAATAATGCTTGTGGTTCATCAGAAGTTAAATCTAGGTCAGTTTCAAGACCCCACTGAACATTTGAGAAGTCAGCAGTTCCACTTCCAATTTGGTCATAAGTTACACCTAAACCAAATACTGGTCCTCCGTCGGCAACCTTACCATAAGAAGTAACAGCACCAGTATAATTTCTATTAGCAGTAGTAGACGATAAATAAGTTTCAGGATTGACATCAGTCCATTTGGCAATTGAATTCACAAAGTTTCTAATAATTTGAGGATCATTAACATTAGTGTCAGCTGAGGTTCTAAGATTACCATCAATTACAAAATCCCGAGGATAACGAACACCAGCACGAGTATTAACTTGTGTTTTAATTCCAGCCTGAGAATTATCAGTATTGATAGGCATAAGAGTAGCCATAGAATCAAATGCTAGATTGTTAAGATATTTAGCAGGAATAATATTAGTGAAAACACTGCTGACTTTAGAAAGTCCTAATGTGAAATTAACAATACCATTACCACTATTAATAGTAGCATATTGTGAAGAAATAGAATTGTATTCTAAAGTTCCACCAGATAATTTCATTAATTGAGATAATTGGTCAGGAGGAGGAACTTCAACTTCACACGATAATCTAAGGTCAGAAAGTTCATAGAAGCAATCAACAATGTTAGTAGTAGTTCCAGTGTTAGAATAGAAGACTGCTGAGTCCGGTGCAAGCATTATGGTTAGCTCACAGCCCCCAATTCCAAACTCATTTGAAAGGGGTATACCATCTGTTCCGTTTAGGAGGCCTGTTGGAAGATGAATACTGAAGTCTTGACCAGTCGTTCTAAGAGTGTCAGTTCTAGCAACTTCAAAATTAGGCATAATAAGAGCAGCAGTATTTAAGTGAGTTATTCCTGCAACCTTGCCACTGGTACACTGAAAGTAGCTTTGCATCATCCTGTTATAATCACGAATGTGCTCTATCGTAGCCTTATTACGATTGCTTCTAATAATTACTTGGTCAACAATTGAGTAAACACCAAGACGACCATTAATAGATTGAACAGCATCAGGGTCAGTTTTAGCAGAATCAGAGTAAGCATGAAATTTTCCACTGATACGAATAGATTTACCTAATAGCATAGCATTCTGTTCACCAATAACGAAAGTAATTTGTGGATTACCATTTTTGTAAGAAATTTTTCCATCACTAGGATTATTTTGAGGACGAACTTCAATATATCTGTTAGACATTTTATATTATGTTAAAATAAAAAAATATTAATAAAAAAGAAAATTTATATTTTAAAACATTTAATAATAAGTTGTTTTAATTCATCTGATAATTCAGCATCAGGAATTGTATTTTTATCTGTATTAAATTTATCTTTATTAATTGTATTATCATCGTGACAAATACAAGACAACATATTTCTACATTCTAATAATTTAATTCTATCAGGATTGTGGAAGTCAATTAATTTAGATCCTTCACCTTGTGAATTGGTATTATAACCACCTTGTGCTCTCCAATGCTTCTTTGTCATCATCATACCACTTTCATGAATCTGTCTTTTTGCTTTACATTGAATAGCTGTCATTCTAAAGTTATCTTTAATATAACAGAATATCATTTGATTTGTTCCAACTAATCCAATCTTTGAATTAGATTTTAAATTATAATAACAATATGTAATAATTGATTCATTATAAATATCATCATCGTCAAAATTAATAACTATTTTACTTGAAGCATTTTTTACTAAATTATTTCTTTTAATTCCAATTTCTCTTTTATTTTTATAATACAAATATTTTAATTTAATCGGTTCTAATGTATTTATAACATTAGTTAATTTATCATCAGCAATAAATTTATCTTGACCATCATCATCTATAACAACTTCTAATAAATTATGAGGATAATCTTGACATTTTATATTGGCTATATAAAATTCTAATAAATGAGGTCTATTATAAGTAGGTGTTAGAATACTAATTTTATCCATATATAATAAAATAAGAAAAAAACTATTTTATTTAATCTATTGTAAAATAAATGACATTAATTGAAGATTATTTATTTGATATATATCATTCAAAAACAAAGATGTATAAAAAAATTTATTACCAAAAGAATAGACAGAAAATAATAAATGATAATCTAAAAAGATATTCAGACAGATTACTAAAAGGAGAATTTAAGCTAATAAGGGGTCATTTTACTATAATATTAAAATGAATATATGAGAAAATAATATAAAAAAGTATCATTTATGAGAAAAAAACTATAATATTTCTCATTTTTAACATAAAATTATAATTTTATTTGATTATATTGAGAAATTTTAGATTTATTTTCTCAAATGAGACTTTTTATTAGAAATTTCTCATTTTTAATTAATTATGTAATTAACTTCTAATAATTTATTATAATATTCAGGTTTCTTTTGTTTAAACTCTTCAATTCTATTAAGTGATTTATAATATCTATAAGAAGTTTTAATTAAATTCAATTCCTTTGTTTTAGTCTTTTTCTGTTTTGGCATTATATAGATATATATTTATATTTTTATATAATATAACAATTAAATATATTCTTAAATTCTTTTTTAATATCTTTTATAACAATATATGTTTATACATAAATCTTTTTCAGTTTCTGAATTAATTGATATTGTTGAAATTTTTGAAATGGATATTCCTGATTATAAAGATTTTTATAAAAAGGGCTTAATATTTTACATTGAACTTTATTTACAAAATAATAGACCAATTAATTTTAATAATAATTATTTTAATTTTAAAAATCATTATGATTTAGTAAATTATTTAAATCAACCAAATAAGAGATTGAAATTATCTATTGAAAAGAAAAAAGAAATAAATATTACTGCCAAAAAGATATTGAAATATTGTAAAGATTATAGAAATGATAATTTTAATGATATGTTTAAATTAACATCTTCTATTAGTGATTATGCTGATTTACCTTCTGTTAGAAAAGCAATTATTGCTATTAATAGATATCCTAATAAACCATATACAATAACATATAGTAATAGTATATTTTATATTAAAAATGTAAAAGAACGTAAATATTTGAAAAATAAATTTGATAATTTTAAAATAAATAAAAAATATAGTTGTATTAATTTGACTTAATTTACTTACTTACTTACTTACGGCTCTAAAACTAAAAGTTCATCACTCCATAAAGTATTAATAATAAAATATCCAACATCTTGTAATTCTTCTAATGTTTCAACTTGGCAATTTTCTAATAGTTCTTTTTCATTTTCATAAACTGAAAAATTAAGATATTCAAAAAAAGCATTTTTCTGACAATCTAATAAATGTTTATCTACGTGAGAAACAAGACTATCAATATCATCATATTTATCATTTAAATATTCTTCCTTAACTCTATTAGAATGTATTTGTCCATATGTTGTTTTTAACATCATCATATTAAAAATACCAACATTTTCATATTCAATAATTTCTTTTCTAAGTTTCATAATTTCATCATCTTTCTTTTCAATTATAATATTTTTAATATCTAATCTTTCATTTAGTTTTTCAATAATCTTAGATATATCAGATTGAAACTCTTCAATAACCTTTTCTCTAATATTTTCATTTTCTTTTTTAAGTTTTTCATTTTCTTTAATAATCATTTCAATTTGTTCTTGTGTGTAAGACATTATACCTACATATTATATCACTCAAAATATAAAATCATTTTTTTTTATAATATAAAAATTAAAAATATTAAAATTAAATTTATTAGTTTTTTTTAGAAAATTTTTTTATTTATATAATATATAGATGAAAGGTTATATTTATGCTTTTGTTGACAATGAAACTTATGAAATATATATTGGTTCTACAATAAATACTATTAAAAAAAGATATGAAAAACATATGACTGATATTAGAATGGCTTTAGGATTTACAAAGAAAGGATCTAGAAATTATAGAAAAGCTTTTGATATATTATATAATGATAATTATAAAATTATATGTATTCATGAATTTGAAAGAATAACAAAAAAAGATTTACTATTATTTGAATCAATGTATATTCTTAAATTTAAGAAACAAGGATTGAAAATTATTAATAATTGTCTTTCTAATAAAGATGCTAAAATATATGATTATAGAAACTTTGGATTAAAAGAATTAGATTTTAGTTCTCCTTCTCTGTTTCCTCAACGTCATCTGTTTTCTCAGTATCCTTAATATATACTTTATCCATCGTATTGACTGAGTGACCTGTTATATGTGCCATCTTTTCTTTTTCTTTATTTGCTTCAGCAAATTTATCTGATAATATTATTTTTCTTAATAATACTGTTGAAATACTTTTACCTAAATATTTTTTTGATATTTTTTGTAGAAATTGTGTAAAATAATTTCTTGAAACTTTTTGACCTTTTTTAGTTGTTATTAAATATTTTAATGGTCTTTGTTTTGCTACATATTGTCTATATGTATACATTAATTCTTTTGGTATTTGAATTATTTTTTCTTTATATTTTTTATTAGTCTTGTAATTATTTAATGATAAAAAATATGTTTTACCTTTTCCATTTTGTAGAACTAAGAAATTTTTATTCTGTTTATCTTCATCATCTAGTTGATTATATTCATTCTTTGTAATTATTTCAACATCTGCTAAATCATTTCTTAAAGGTAAAGCTAAATAAGAACTAAATAAAAAATAAGCATCATATAATTCTTTATCTTCTTTTGTAAATTTTTCTAAAGGTTTTTTATTTAATTTTTTTAATGTTATTTCTTTTTTCATTTTATTTAACATCTCTTTCAATTCTTTTAATTCAATGAAATTTTCTTTATCCTTTTCTGTTAATTGTCCACTTGATTGAATTTTATCATATCTATCATTCAATTCATCTCTTTCACTTTCATATTTACGTAATATTTTAGATGGTGCTTTTACAGCCTGTAATAATACAATAATTGAATTATAATAGTTTCTTTTTGTATTATCTGTTTTATCTTTTATCTTTTCTTTTATTTCTTCAAATTTTAAAAGAGGTTTATGGTCTTGTGAATCACCTAATAATTTTTTTAAATTTTGAATATACATTTTTAAAGATGATTCTTTAATATTTGGTCTAGCATCAGAAATGATTTTTTTTAAATCCATATAATATAGAAAAAGAAAATAATTTTAGTTTTTTAGCAAAGAATATTTAAGGAACAACCATTACAGATTCGTTCTTGATGACAAATCGTCTTATGTGGAAGACAAACATATTGACTAACTTGTTCTTTAGTGGTTCAGCACTTTCATTGTAGTTGAGTTGAAGATTAAAGTCTTTACCCCGGGCATCATATACCATATTGTTTTGAATACCCAAGGTTCTACCAATGATGAAATTACGGTTGTATGCTTCAAATGATAATGGGTCAATGAATCCACTAGATGAAAGTGCTTTCTCAACTTCAACAATGTGCTGAGCCGATATACTCTGTCTGTCAGCAATTTTAGAAGTATTCACAGGTCTTGAAGGCTGGAGTCTGCCGTTCAAAAACCAATTATACTCTGATAACTGGTCACATAATCCTTCTAACCCACTACGAACACTCCTCATTACCGAATCACCTGTGGCATTGCTGAATTCATAAGTCCCATTTCCTACAATGGCATTATGCACAGCATAACGAGTTGAATCTGTTAATGATGCTATGACACTACGACAACGACTATTGTTGACAGGTACACGAATATTAGCAACTCGATCACTTGCTAAAATAGAACTCTGATAATTATGAACTGAATTTACATCAATATTAATAACTCCTGATTGCTTCATTCTATTCATTAAATCGTTTTCATATCCACTTCCCATATTAACTTCTTTAAGAACAAGTTTACAATCACTAATAGTATAAGATGGTTCATATGAAGCTGCACTATTTACTGTTTCATCAACTAGATAAAAATCAGTAGTTGTAGGGTTTACTGCCCCTGTAGCAACCATTGATGCCGATGTTGTAACCTTAACAAAACCACTATCAAATTCTATCTGTTCAATAGTTCCAAGACCTAAATCAGCATTGGTATATGTGGCACTTGTAAGTCTGAATTTCTGTCCTACAACAAATGGAAAGTTCTCAACTTTGAAGCAAGAATTATCAGGTTCAATAAATACCTCTCTTGTTTCAGAACCACTTGCATCAAGAACCCCATTAACACCACCTAACCCATTAACACGAGGATTAGCTTTAATACGACGTTCTTTACAGACTGAATCAAGCATTCTAAAAACGTTTGTATTTGATTCTAATTCTAAAGAAAGTGTGCAGCCATTTACTAGCATATTTGGCCATACCTTGTCACTCGAAAATACACCACAATGTATTGGGATGGTTATTTTTGCTTTCTGATAGTAGTTATCATTTGTAAATGTAGTAGTTGTAGTAGCATCAGGAACTTTTTTGTAATAAGGATTTGATTTATGATTATTAAGAGAACTTTCAGTAGTTCCATTAGATCCACGAAGGTCAGCAATAGGCATCGTACAACCTTCAACAATACGTTTACCTTTAAGAGTATCATTAGTTTCATAATCGTATTTAATAGCAACCATTGTATTGTAGGCTACTATTTGTTCTAATAACTGTGATTTATGACCAGCAAATAAGGAAAGGGTTCTAATAAGAACATTTCCTCCTGTTTCAGCATCTAGCTGAATACGAGTTAAATCACCAGCAGAATCACTAGGAAGAGCAATTTCAACATCAAATTCAAGGTAGGAATCTTTTCCTACAAAGAATTTAGTTGATGGTGGAACAAATATATCTATTACTTGACCAGCAGAATATGATAAACCATTTGTAGAAGAAATAGCTTTTTCTGTTTGTTCAATTGGAATTGTATCTTTTGACGACCAAAGACTCATGTTATATATAAATATGAAATATAAAAAATTTAATAAAAAAAAATAAAAAAGAATGTTTTTGATAAAACTTTTTCTTAAAAAGTTTAAGATAAAGCAATTGGTGCTTTTCCAGCATTTGATTGAACTTGTTGAACTGTTTGTTTTTGAGATTGTAATTGTTGTTCTTCTTCTTGTCCTGCTTCTGATGTAGCACGTTCATCCCCTACTGCCCCTACTGCCCCTGAGAGTGCAGATATACCAGTTCCAATAACAGATAATACTCCTAATGCTGGAATAGCTGTTCCTACAATGTCTAAAGCACTTCCTGCTATACCTCCAATATTTCCAACTTGCTGTTCCCAATTCATTTTTGAAAATTGTCCATTTAAATCAGCTTCAACGTCACTACCAAGTGTATAAGCATCACCTAGAATTCCTATTCCTGCTGATAATTTTGAAGCAGTAGCTGCAGAAGCACCTGCTTTCTTAAAACCTGCTTCTAATAAACCAGTTGCTTCTTCACCTTCTTCTCCTGTAGGTATAGGTTCACTAGTTTCAGTTGTTGGTTCACTTTCTTCTTGAGCATTACCAGCTGAAAGTTCATCACTTTTTGCTTTTGCTTGATTTACGGCATCTTGAACAGCACCTCCTACTGCTTTTGCTTGTCCTGCTTTGGCAGCCAAATAAGAAGTAGTTTTGGATATCAAAGAAGAAGTCCCTATTGCTTCTTTTATGGCATCCTCTGCACCCCTTGCAGCTTCTGATTCAGTTGTTTCTTTTTTGGCAGTAGCAATACGAGAACCTAATTCATTATTAAATACAGCAACTTCTTCATTATGTGCTTCAACTTCACGAGTCCTAGCATTCCCTTGAGTAACAGCATTATTTAATGCATATAGATTAACGGTCATATTATATAAATTATTCTATATTATTTTCTTCATTATTTTTTGAATTTTTATTAAAAAGTATTTTTGAACCTTCTGCTATTTTTTCTTCATGACATCTAAATGCTTCAGCAGGATTTTGAGATAATTTTAAATATAAAAAGTTGTAAGGGGCATAACCAATAGCATAATCATATAATTGCTTAAATACTTTTTCATCACCATACATAGGAGCATATTCTTCCATAATCTTTTCTAATTCTTTAGCATTTGATTGTTTCATAATTATTACATCTGTAGCATTGTTTCTTACAATTGGTGGTATTGCTTTAAAACTTTGAGTAACATAAGCAAGTAATTGAATATTGAAATGACGAAAACGAGATGAAAGCAATGTTAAATCGGTATTTTTTCTAACAAATTCTTTTGTTAATATATCATCAGCAATTAAGCAAGTTGATGGCATATCTGTTTTATCTCCGTATTTCTTTTGATTTTCAATTAAATCTTTAATCATTTGGTCGTCGTAGTGGTCTTCACAATCAAATAAATCATTAAATATTTTACCCTTAGGGTCAGCATTTAATGTTGTTGAAATAATTTTATATTGGTCAAAAAAGTCAGAACCAATAAAATCATCATTGGCTAGAAGGTTGAGCAAATAGTTACTCTTACCTTGTTTTACAGCACCACATATTAAAGTACAACTCGGTAGTTCCATTAAATTTTCGTGTAATTCTTTAGGGTGTTTAATAATTGGATCTTTTACTTTTAATACTTTTGGAGTTTTAGATGCTTTTTTAGGCATTATATTTAATAGTTAGATTTTTTAAATTAAATATAATTCATAATATTATATTAGAATGGGTTTTATATTATCATGTGCTACAACACCTAAAAGAATTGATAAATTAATAAAAATTATACCATTACTAAAATGTAGATATAAATATTTTGTTATTAATATATGTTGTAAATATAAAAGATTTGGTGAATTTAAAATACCTAAATCATTATTAAATCTATGTAAAAAGAATAAAAATGTTGTATTTGAATTTATAGATGATTATGGTCCTATATGTAAATATATTGGTGGATTTAAATTTATGAAAAAAAAAAATTTATGTAATGATAAATTAATTATAATTGATGATGATACATTATATGATAAAGATTTATTTTATGAATTAATTGATGATAAAACAAATAATAATATTACAACTGGTTCAGGTTTTGATTATGATGAAAATAGAAATTATAAAATAGTTTATGGTTGTTGTGAAATGGTTGAAGGTTATGGTGGTGTATGTTTTCATTATAATCAATATAATGAATTTTTATTTTGGTTTGTTGATTTTTATAAACATTTTGAATTTTATGATGATAATTTAATTCATAAATATTTGAGTGCTTGTTTTCTTGGTGATGATTTCATATTAAGTAATATCTATAAAGATAAATGGACTATAAGTAATGGAAGACGATATATTAAACCTTTTGAGTATGGTTTCAATGACGATGCACTCCATAAAAATAATTCATTTGGTTCTAATATGGGTTCATATTTATTTCTTCATCAAAATATTAAAATATTAGAAACATTTAAATTAAAATATAAATTAAATAAAGATATTGTTTTACTTAATCAATGTTAAAACTTCATCTCGATATTTAATTCTATTCTCTAATGACATACCAGTGAAATGTGCTGAAAAATGTCCTACTTTCCATTTCTTTTCAGGTGGTAATGTATTATCTCTATGAAATGATTGAATGATATTATGGGGTATTGCTTTTATAAATGATTGATTTGTTAGTCTTTCGTTTATAACCATTATATCTTGTTCCCAAAGTCCATTCATTTTTTTATCAGGATATTTCTCACATAAGTCCCATATTGATTGTAAATATTTATATGTCTCTTCTGTATTATTAACAACTAAAATGCCACAATTTATTGGAGACCAAACAACATCTTCACTCACTAATACATACTCAAAAGGATAAGGTTCAATCAAACTTTCAAATTTTATATCAGGTCTTGTAATTAAAATATCATCATCAATCCATACAATAGTTTTTATATCGGGATTAGATTTCATTTCTCTTTGTAATAATAATATTTTACTCCATGAAGCTGCACGTGATTTATCTAATATTTTATGTTCAAGAACACATTTATAATTGTGTCTATTACAGTAAGATTTCAATCGTTCAAACATTGGTTCAGATAATACTGGTCTATCACTTAAAGAACAAAATAATATTTTTTTCGGCTTTTGTAAAACATAGTGCCACATATTAGCACAGGTTGGTTCTTTTATTTTTTCAATCACTTTAAATCCAAGTTTATCAAACTCACTTAATAGATAGTCATAATCACATCTTTCAGGTTCATCACCTTCAAAAATAATAGTTTCCAACTTTGGAAATAATGATTTATTCTCTTCATAAAAAGTTTCAAAGAAACCTTCACAATCTACAATCAAAACATTAAAATCAACATCAGGTAAATCATATGATTTAGTTTTAGAATTTGGATCTTTATAAGTATATGTTGAATAAGCCTTTTGACAAACAGAATATTTATCTTTTGAAATAACACCCTTAATAATATTAAAATTACAATTATTTATTTTCATATTATTCTCTAAACAGTCCCATACTGCTGAATCGGGTTCAACTACATAATGAGAAGATTTATCATTTACGATTTTATTTGTTCTTATTGATACTGAACCGTATCGTCCTCCAAGTTCAAGAACTTTATCTTTAGCTTTGATATATTTTTGAACTAATTGTTGTTCAACTATTTCAATATTAAGATTTATCGGTTTACCATTCTCATTAAATATTTCCATATTATATATATAACAATGATAATTTTTGATACAAGAAATGAACTATTAAAACATTATTCTAATGAAATT